GCCTTGATACGAGCTTCTTCGTCTTTAATCGAATCTTTCGTATTCTTGATCAATTCCTTCAACACTTCAGCACGAGTACTAATCTGCGTTATCCCCAGAAGTTCTTCAATGATTTGGCGTTGGTCACCCGGTTTTTGTTTAAGGAATGGTTCCGTATAAGTATTCAATGCGATAATATGTCGAAACATATCATGACTAAAACCTAACGTTCGTTCGATTTCAAATTGAGTCCACTTGTTTTCGCCTTGTGCTTCATCGTTGGATGGATCTTGCACTAAGCTATCAGCAACATAATAACGCATGAACGTAGGTTTGCGGCCACGTTCAATACGATATGATTTGCCATCCTTTTCAAAATCAACGCTAACGACCATATTCTTGGCATTAACATTGTTGATTAGGTTGTCCTTCTTGATATTGCTTAACGGCTGACCGAACAAACTAAAACTAACAGCTTGCAACAGCGTACTCTTACCTACGCCATTTCGACTATTAACGCCACCAGTATCTAAGTTTTCACCCAATACCAATGTTAAGCCATCCCTGTTTAAAACTACTGCCTGGGTGTTATTGCCCACAGACAGGAAATTGCGCATTGATACGCTTTTAATTTTTAACATTTGTTTATTGCAGGCTCTTGTAAATGTCAACCAGCGTCTTGCTCGAGATGCCAGTTGATTGTACTGAATTCAATCCTTCAATGACGATTTGATCAATACTTTGGAATATGACATTATCATCAAATTCTTGATCAGCTTCTTCTTTGTTCATTGGCACCAAATCAATCTTGCGGGCGCCAAACTGAGCAACAAACGTGTCTTTTACGAACTGTGCTTCCTCGTAAGAGATATCACAGTCAATGCTGATCCGATTATAACTCTTTGATACAATGAACTTTTCTGGAGCTTCAAGCACTTCGCTCAGCTTCATGGTTCTATAAGTTGGAGCATCAGGCCATTCTTTAAAGAATGGCTCTTTGTCCCACTCAAGAAGCATCATACCACGGTCGTCATCCCACGCATCAGCATAGCTAAAGGGGAAAACGTTACCAATGTAGACGACTTTACCACGTGATTGGCGTTTATGGAAGTGACCACTGAATACATAGTCTTGATTCTTAAAGTGGTCTTGATTAAGACCACCATGGTCTGGCATTTCAACCATGGCATTCATAAAGAAGTTTGGGAGTTCAAAGTGGCCAAACATGTATTTGGCTTTGCTCTTTGAGATTTCCTTCCATTCATCACCCACTAACCATGGCATAAAATGCACATTACCAATTTCCAAAGGGTCATTGATAATTGTGATATTGGCGATATTACGAGCCCATTCAATACTGTTGATCTCTCGCTTCTCACGGTAAAACAAATCGTGATTGCCAGGAATAAACCAAACCTTATCAAATGCTTTACTCAAACGTTCCAAGTTACTAAGCGAATAACTTAATGTGCTGACATGGACATTATGTCGGTTGTCATGCCAATCGCCAGAAAAGACCATTTGCGTTGCACCCCAAGCTTGGGCTTCTTGAATAAACCAAGTAATGAAGTTTTCATTATCTTGGTTCGCTTGCTTGTCATTTCCACGTCTGCCGAAGTGGATGTCTGTGAATACTGCGATTTTGTCAAAAAGTGGCTGTATGGTATCACTCATCCGGCCACCTTGATGTAACTATTATAGTTCATAGTATTTTCTAATTAATGTAGCGCGATTATACGGATACAACTGGCAGTAACCAAAATTGTTATTTTGATTCTGCTGTACGGTCAATGACTTCACCCGGTGCATCCGAGCCGTCATTTTCGTGCTGTCGTGTGTATGATGGATTCACGCCGTGCATAATCAAAATATCATCTCGAATATTTTGATTCTTCTTCTCTAGATTCAATACACGAGTAAAACAGTTCTTAATAGTTGTGGTATAGAAGGCAAACGGATTATCTGATTTCGATTCGTCAAACTGCAATCCAATCTGGGATAACTGTAACAGTGCGTGACTCTTCATTTCATCCAGATAAGTATAACCACGCCAATTGGAACGACGTGAGTAACGGTCAACCAACATCATAAACATCACTGCTAGACGGTGGCTAATTTGACCACGGGACATATCGAAGTGTCCATCCTGCAGAGTGCCAATCCAATGTGAACGACCTACTTCAACAGGTGCGCCATCTTGAATAATAAAATGCTTGAATGGAAGGAATGGTGTTTTAACGTATGCACCTTCTTCACCCTTACCACGACGCTTACGGTCTGGATCTAGGGGCAAGTGGTGTGGGGTCATTACCCGGAATACAATTGATTCAGTAGGAATGGCTTGTGGATCAATCTCAGCTACTTTGATTTCGTATGGCTTTTTACCATCCCCACGTTGACGTGCCTTTTCAGCTTGGATAGTCAAACGTGCTTTTTCAATCTTTGTGGCAGACATCAATTCATCGGTGATCTGATCTAGATTATGTACGATTGCATCGAATGCAGCATATTTCGGTTCAACAAAGATACAATATGAACTCTTGCTCTTATGAATCTCGGCAAGCAATTCTTTATTGGTAATGTACTTTACTTTTTCAACTGGCTTGGCTGGGGCAAATCCAGCATATACTTCTTCAACAACCGCGATTGCCACATCTTCTTCGGTAACGGTTGTATCTACGATTTGTACTGTTGTTACGGCTTGACTCATGTTATATTCTATCCTGGGCCTTCTTGGCCTCTAATTTTGTAAGTATTACTAATGATAGCTTACAATAGTGGTTCCATCAATAAAGGTGTTATTCTGTATAATAGTGGCATTTAATCGCACCTATAAATACAAAGGTAAATCATGGACAAAGTGGTATTTACGATTTGCAGGATGAACCCGCCAACCAAAGGTCATGAAAAATTGGTTAGACAGGTACTGGCTGAAGCAAGTAAATTGGATTGTGTATCTCGTGTGTATCTAACCAGAACACAAGATGGCAAAAAGAATCCCTTGGCAATTGAGCAAAAACTGGCATTTGCCAAAACATGCTTTCCAGGCATTGATATTTTTGATACAGTTAATGTGTTTTCAGCTTGTAGGGAAATGGCAAAAGAAGGCGTCAAACATGGAGTTTTAGTCGTAGGTCAAGACAGAGAGAACTCGTTTGAAACTGCTCTGAATGCCTATATTAACCATCCTGATCCAGAGAAAAGCATTGGCTTAGAAAGCATCGAAGTCATTGTCATTCCACGTAGTCCAGATGATTATAGCGCCACCGCAGCAAGACTACTTGCAATGAACGGAGACTTTGCCAATTTCAAGAAGTCTGTCCCAACATCCAACCTTGCCGTGGCACGAGAAATGTATAAATGTGTCCGACAAGGATTAGGTGTCAAGAATGAGTGATTTTGATTCAACAGTACAATCGTTACTTTCCAATACGAGTACGCCAACATCTTCTGGTGTTTTTAGCATTAGCGGATTGCCAATTACATCCGCGGGAACTAATGGTTCTTCTTCTGCCTTACTAGGTCTTGGATCCACAACCGCAGCACAAGTTGGTACCAGTGTAGTCAATACTAGCACCAGTCAATTTAGCTTCACAACTGCAAGCACTGGCATTAATGGTGTTGCCAATTCGCTAACCAATACAGTAGGCGGGGCCGGATCAACTTCAAGCAATAATGCTGTCGACTTTAGAGTGAGACTGCGCGCTCAAGGTGATAACCCAGCGGCAAAAGCAAAAGTATATGGTCCTGCTAATAACTCATCCAACATATTGAATATTTTGTATGATACAAATGGCATGATGTTCCCGTTTACTCCAACGATACAATGGAGTCAAGCGGTCGAATATGACACTATGCATTTTGTTCATAGCAACCAAGATTTCCAATCGTATAAGAACACGCCAAGTACCACGATTGAAATAACAGGACAATTTACATTCCAGAATCAACGAGAAGGTGAATACATGCTCGCGTGCATGCATTTTCTTAGAACCGTAAGCAAAATGTACTTTGGTCAAACCAATGCTGCTTTGGCTGGTTTACCACCACCAATATTGTTGTTCAGTGGTTATGGTAACTACATGTTCAATGACTTACCAGTTATTGTTAAATCACATTCATATTCACTAGATAACACAGTCGACTATGTGACTATAAACACTGCTGGTGGTACGGCAAGATTACCAGCAATTATGACCATTGCGGTATCATTAGTAGTACAGAATACTGCTAAAGATTTAAGAACCAAATTCGATTTAGACCAGTTTAGAACTGGTGCATTAATGCGTAATAACAAAGGCTGGATTTAATGTCTACTATAACCTTTCCATCAACATCTGCATATTATAACACGCCACAAACAACGTGGTACACAGGTCCTATTGTATGGCGTGATATCCCACCAGATTCGACAGATACTTATATTTCGTCTTTGGACAAAAAGTATGAAAACCGCCCTGATACTTTGAGTTATGATCTATATGGAAAATACGATTATTGGTGGGTATTTTTAGTTCGAAACATGGATGTCATTCGTGACCCTATCTGGGATATGGTGGCTGGTATTTCGATTTATGCACCATCATTGTCAGTATTACAAACTATCATAGGATAAGCATGGCTGATTTTTCCTTTACTCCTCAGGGAGTTTCTGCGGCTCTTGGTCAGGTCAGTAAGTTGACCAATACCGCCACGTCAGCTTTCAAATTGACAGGGGTGGCGGCCAATTCAACTGCTGGCATTGCTGGTCAAACTGCACCCTCGGCTACGTTGGGGTTTGCATCAACTCCAACTTCAAATGTTACGGCCAATCAAGCTCCCGGTGCGAATCCATTGACTGCAAATCAAGCAGGTAGTGCAGTTTGGACTCCAAACATATTGAGCAGTGTTGATCAGCCAGCGTATCACATTAGGTTCTTTCTTACAGAAGATGTGGATTGGGATTTTAACAATTTTAAATCGTATCAAGATTTTATTGATCAAAAAATAACAACGGCTGCCCAAACTACGATTGCCGAATCTGGCATCACTGGATTAAATATTCAAAGTTTGACTATGCAAGCAATTGCCGCTCCCAATTTTGTAACTCGTAGCTTTTCAGCTACTTCAATGACCCTGGTCATTAGTGAACCGTTGGGAGTTAGTTTCTTTGATATGGTTATTCAAGCAGCAGCTGAATTGAAAATAAGGAACTTCTCAAAGTTCTTTTACTACATAGAAATTTCCTTTAAAGGATATGAAGCAGGAGTTCCTTCCGCAAACGTATGTACCAATGGTTTTCCAAATAGGGGCAAGTGGTTATATCAAGTTTCAGTTACGGACGTAGCGGTTGATTCAACATCGGCAGGGAGCACTTATACTATGACTTTGATGCCGTATGAAGAAGATTCAACGTTTTCATCAGATGCTATGGTATTAACCGATGCATTTATGCCAAAGGGCACCACTATCGGTGGAGTATTGGATGAATTATCCAATATGATCAATGCTGCCAATTTGAGAGACTATGGATTTCAAACCAAAACATTCGATTTTGCGATTGCACCAGTAACTTCTAATTCAGTAATTATCAATCCTAGTAGCTGGTCTATTACACCAAGTAATATCGATTTCAACGATCAACGAGCAATGGCTATGGGCACGACTGAAGGTACGGATCAGAACGTACCGTTAAAAGGTCACTTCGCTCGAGGTACCAAAATTCACGACGTTATTGAACTATTATTTTTGAATAGTACCGAAGGTCAAGCTTTGGCAAAAGACGTTAAAGCACAAGACCAAATTGAAAAGACTGATGGTACACCTAGAGCACCAATTGTCTTTCGATATGAACCACGAGTTCAAAATGGTGGGTACGATTACTATCATGAAATGTATGTCCAACATATCACAATTGATATTAAAAGCTTTTTTACCACTAGACCAATTATTACCCATAATGACGTGGAACAGTACAAAGATGCAACGTTCCAACAACAGCTAGTCACCAAATTACGTGAAGTTGGATATCTGACTAAACGTTACGATTACATGTTTACTGGTTTGAATACCGAAGTACTAACATTCGACTTCAAATTCAACTTTAATTGGGCGGCAACGATCCCACGTTTGGCTGGATATCAAAACTCGTATACGTCTACGACCATCCAAGCTAAGGATAATCCAAACAAAGTTACCTTAGATAAGATTATGGCGCAATCGCAAGCTGCAAATGCGGCATTGACTCAAGATAAGATTGATATCGATAATCTGAATCAAAAGGTAAACAACATAACTCAGGGTAAGCCTTTGGCTAGTGCTGGGTTATCAACCCAGCAGCAAAACGAAGTTGCCGCATTGCAAAAGCAAATAGCTATTAAACAGAATGACGCAAATAGCTTGACTGGTTCTTTGACTACAATCGGCAATGCATCAACGAAGTTGGTAACAAATTTCAATGCTGATGCTGCTAGCAAACTTGGTACGTCGGGAAGAAGTGGCACTGGAACTGTTAGTTATGCAGAAGATATGCTAAATGCTGATGCCACACCACGATTCCCCATTACGATTAGGCAAGATCCAGCCGACCCTCGCAATGATGCTGGTGGTCCATATCCAGATCAATTCACTAGAGATAGATCGGTTTATTCAGCAATTTTGAATCAGATGTATGGTCCAGTTGCCACTAGTCTGGTTAACATCACTATTGAAATTAAGGGTGATCCTTATTGGCTAGGTGACGGCAACCTGGAACGTTCAATTAATAACTTCCTAGCTGCTAAGGCCCAAACGCCTAGAGATCATACTGCCAAAGGGGCAATATCTTCTACGTCAGTGGATTATTCATATGGCGATATTATGTTCCTTATTTCGTTCTTATATCCATTGGGACAAAATGCTGATGGCACTCCAATTCTAAATGCAAATGGCACATTCACGGGGGTTTATGCCGTTAAGTCAGTCACTCATACATTTAGTGGTGGTGCCTTTAGACAAACCCTGGTAGCACAACGTATGGAAAGAATTGACGCGTTTAAGGCATTAGGTTATCCAGAAATCAGAGGTATTCCAACTGCGGTTGCAGCTAATTCTACCGTAAATGCACAAGCACAAACGGTTAATACCCCACCAACACAAAGTTAAAAATGACTTATTCTAATTTTAAGAAAACATCTCCCGGCTACAAAAACGAACCAACTAATGGTCGTATCGCCGACGGTAAGGTCTATATCGGCATCATTAAAAACAATGTCGATATGCAACGCATGGGACGATTGGAAGTCTTTATACCTGAAATTGGTGGAGACCCCAATGATAGCTCACATTGGTTCATCGTAAGCTATGCTTCCCCCTTCGCAGGTGTTAGTGCACAATCAGACTTAGTACCAGGTAGTCATACCTACGATGGTAGCCAAACTAGCTACGGGTGGTGGATGGTACCACCCGACGTTGATAATCAAGTATTGATTACATTCGTCAACGGCGAGTCATCCCGAGGCTTTTGGTTTGCCTGCATCTATCAACAAAATATGAACCATATGGTTCCCGGGGTTGCCATCGATTCAAGCTTCGATAACAATGCCGATAATAGTTTGCCACCAGTAGTTGAATACAATCGTAAAGATCAAGCAATTAATACCAATAGCCCAATTCGACCAAGATTCGATCCTTTGGCATTAGGTCTGCAAAATCAAGGGCTTACACAAGACTTCGAACGCGGTTCAGCTAGTTCATCAGCTAGACGCGAAGCACCATCACGAGTATTCGGTTATCTGACTCCACGAGCTAATCAGGTATACGTGGACGATAACCCAGATAACGAATTCATCAGACTTAGAACACGTTCAGGAACCCAAGTACTAGTTCATGAAACAAATGGATATGTCTATATCAACTCAGGATTGGGCAATAGCTGGATCGAAGTATCCGACGCTGGCGTGGATATCTACTCCAAAGGCTCAATTAGCTGCCATGCCGAACAAGACTTCAACGTAAGAGCAGATCGAAATATCCTCATGGATGCAGGTAACAATATCGTTATGACTGCCGGTAATAATATCAATCTGATGTCAGGTGCGGATACTACCGCTTTGGCTGGTGGCAACCTAAGATTCAACGCAACATCTGGTGAAATTACGGCATTGGCTGGTTCTAATGTAAACCTCACAGGTCAAGGAACTATGACACTAAAGAGTGGCGGTGTTCATAATCGATCAGCCCCACAAATCCTTGATAATACTTCCACCCCAACAAATGCAGCAACAGTACCACCACCAGCAACAACCGCGCAGTCAAACGGAACAACATCAGTTAATAGCCCAGTTAGTCGCATGCCCAACCATGAACCATGGAACGGACACCCAAAAAGTAAAAGCGCAACACCACCAACAGGGGCATCCGCTAATTCCTTTACACCAAATGGAACTACCGATCGAGTATCAATCATCAAAACAGTTCCAGGACAAGGTACGGTCGATTCACCACAATCAAGCGCAGTGCAAACCGGCGATGGCACTAGTAAAACAGTTACCGCCTCTCCATATACAGGTGGCACCGTTAACGTCAATAACTTGAAAGTTAGAGCAGACGTTCTGGCAGCTATCCAGCAAGCATCAACAATAACTGGTATGGATTACGGTATCCTGATGGCAATGTGCTGGATAGAAAGTAAATTCGACCCCAATGCAAAAGCACCAACATCATCAGCATATGGTCTCTATCAGTTCATCGACGCCACTTGGGCAGCTATGGTTAAAAAGTACGGTTCGAAATATAACTTCACAATAGATTCAAGAGCAGATGTGACAGCACAAGCACTCGTGGGAGCTTTCTATCTGTCAGAAAATAAACAATACCTCACAAATAATCTACCATCAGGAACCACAATTACAGCTACCGATCTATATCTGGCACACTTCCTGGGACCAGCAGGTGCAACTAAATTCCTGAAAACAAACGAGTCATCACCCAGCTATGCAGCAGTTACACAAGCACAAGCAGCAGCTAATGCCTCAATCTTCAAACCAGGAACCACAGTGCAAGACGTTTATAACCACTTCGCAGGCATCATGGAACCAAGAAGCACAGCCTATGCAGCAACTCTTAATACAAGTACGGCAACAGCATAAACATACTGATAGTGATTCTTACTCCCTGGTAGTAACTCTAATGGCTTCTTCCTCGAATCTTTCAGGAATACTTCATGGAGGTTAATGATCGTGTCGGGGATAAAACACCCCTCACGGACGAAAGGAAACCCAGAGAGAACTATTGATTCTGGTTCACAAACAAATACAAAACCCAAGTGTAAAAGCTTGGGTTTTCGTCATTATCTGAGTACTTAATTCACTCAATAAATAAGTACATAATGGATAAATTTAATAATGGCTAATTACACGTTTGTAGGTTTCAGCACCATATCGGGTGATTCCACGGGTAAGTATACCCTGTATGATCTTGATTTAATTAACCAGGATCTCTACATAGCATTTCATACTATGATTGGCGAACGCGTCATGCGACCAGATCAAGGATGTGCCATTTGGAATTATCTGGAGGAGCAAATGACAGACGTGAACCAGCAACAAATCGTTGCTGAGGCTATTCGTATTTGCCAGCAAGACACCAGATTGGTGGTTAACAATGTGGATGTCACGATACTGGACAGCGGCATCAGTTTAGCAATCCTTCTTACATACGTTCCATTGAACATAATGGGAACTTTTACAACCGCTTTCAATAACAGTGAATCAGCCCTTTGGTCTGATACGGGGAACAACTAATGTCATCAAATCAACAAATTCGCCAAACTGAATTGTTTGCTGGGGAAGATTGGACCGTACTGTATCGAGCCTTCACCCAGATCAACTTTAATGCAAGTGATCCGGCAAGTATCAACTTGGCACTACAGTCGTATATTCAAACCAATTACCCAGAAGACTTCAATGACTGGATCGAACGATCAGAATTTGTTGCCTTAATCGATCTGATCTCATGGATCGCTGGTACATTGGCATTTCGTACAGACGTCAATGCTCGTGAAAACTTCCTTGAAACTGCACAAGCTCGTGAAAGTGTATTGCGTCTAGCTAGATTTTTGAGCTATAACGCCCGTCGTGCCCAGTCTGCCAGAGGTTTGGTGAAGATCGTTAATGTGTCAACGTCACAAAGCGTACTTGACAGCTTTGGCGTCAATCTAAACAATACTCAAATCACATGGAATGATCCGGATAATCCAGATTGGATGGAACAGTTTGTAGTCGTACTCAATGCTGCTTTCCCGACAACCAATCCGTTTGGTATTCCATTGAAGACTGATTTGATATCATCTATCACATCACAGTTGTATGCAGTCAGTAATCAGAGTAATCCATCATGCGTCTACTCGTTTGATGCCAACGTAAATGGAACCAGTGATTCCTTTGAAATTGTGAATATGGATTTTGATACAACGGGATTCTCTGAACTGCAACCAGACCCCTCACAGCCGTTTCACATGGCTTACTGTAATGATGGTCTGGGTAATGGCAGTGCGAATACTGGGTTCTTTATGTTATTCAAACAAGGAACCTTGAATCAGACCACCTATTACTTGCAGGATCCTATTGAAAACAGAACGATCGATCTGAGTACAAACAACATCAGCCAAACTGACGTATGGGTACAAACATTGGATGGATCGAATAACATTTTGGAACAGTGGACTCCAGTACCAGCGGTTATTACCGACAATATTACATACAACAGTGTGCCAGCTAGCGTGCAAGGCATCTTTAGCGTGATCACTACTGACAATGATCAGGTAACATTGCGTTTCGGTGATGGTACGTTCGGTGAAGTGCCTGTTGGCAACTTGCGCGTATGGTATCGAACTGTCAATGGACTGCAATATCAGTTGCGTACTTCTGATATGCAAAATTGTACGATTGCCGTTCCATACATCGATGTGACTGGTAGAAACCAAACATTGACCCTAACGTTTACTCTACAGGAATCTATTTCCAACGCTGTGGCAAGTGAAACGATTGACGATATTCGCCGCCGTGCTCCACAAGCGTTTGCGGCTCAAAACCGTATGGTTTCTGGTGAAGACTATAACGTTTACCCATTGACATCTAATGAAATTGTGAAGATGCATGCAGTCAATCGAATTTACTCTGGACATAGCCGATACCTGGATATTAACGATCCAACATCGACCTATCAGGACACCGTGGTATACAGTGATGACGGTTTGGTATATTTGATGCCAACCACACAGTATATCCAAATTCCTATAACTGCCAATCTAACACCAGAACAGATTACGTTGAACAAGCTGCAACCACTGTTGCAAGATATCACAGTCAGAGATTACTTTTTGAATCTGTGGATGGAATCAGCTAACGCATATCGACCTACTGATGGCGTAGACTATGGCATGGATATCGCATCATTGTTTAGTGGGGCGTCTGACAATGAAGTACAATGGGCTGCTTCTATTGGTGCTGGTTATAGTGCAGTTGGTAGTTTTGTTTTCTATCCGTATGCCAGTTCAGCAACTGTTAATTCTTTGGATAGTTACTTGTCGGTTGGGTCATTGTTGAAATTTGAATGGAATGATTTGTCAACCGGTACGCCAATTGCGACTGCACAGTGGGCTGAAGTTATACAAGCCCCGATTGTGCAGAACACAGGCAACACCCTTAGTTTGCTGTCATTGAATGCAACCGCAATCACATTGAATCAGAGTATTCCTGATGGTGCTGCGTTGACTATGATATGTCCAGTATTCAGATCTACATTGGCAACTCAATTGGCCGTGAGTCAATTGACTACAGAATTACAGCAAGTTCAGAACGAAATAACAACTAAAAGTCCATTCGACTTGTATTACCAGTTCAACGTCAATACCGTATTGCAAACTAGCACACAGCTACCAGGTACTTGGTTGATCATGGATCAAGGTGTGGTGCCAGCAGCATCAAATGGAATACCAGCCGTATTTGTTGCTAGTGTTAGATATTTGAGTTCTATGTTCTGGACTATCGAAATTCTAACTGGTACCAAGTTCGTATTTCAAAGTGCAAACAACGTTGAATGGTATAACGATGATTCTGGACAAGTCATTGATGCAGTAAGTGGTTTGGCTATGACTGATCATATCACATTTATGGATCCTACTCTGAGTCAATTGAGTTTGGATATAGCAAGCAGCATGTATGAGACTGACGGTTTTATTGATCCGACTAGAATTGTGGTTACTCCTACCGATTCTGATGGCGATGGCAGTCCTGACAATCCAGAAGTGTTTGCTAAGATCTTGAATAGTTCGAAGAATATTAATGATGGATGGATCTTTTTCCTTGGTGACCCAACCACACAAGATTCAAATGCAGAACCACAGTTAGACTTGGAATATTACAAATACACTGGGGTTAGTGGACAGTCATTATGGCCACTAGCTGGATGGAATGACTTGACAGTTGGCACTGACGTATTTTATTACAACAATACCATAACTCCTGCAAATTCAGGATTTTACATTTTTAATGGTACGCAATCGTATGATACGTCACTAACCAGTACTGATCGTTCTACTGGCGACTATGTGATAATGCAGGGTGCCGCTAACTTACCATTCCAATGGAAACATTATGCTGGTTTGGATGTACGTATTGATCCAGCAATTACCAATGTGATTGATGCATTTGTATTGACTACCGAATACGATTTTTTGGTTAGACAATGGATTGCTGCTGGATGCGATCCAACTAGTGTACCAGTAGCTCCAACTGATGTTGATTTAGCTTCACAATTTAGTGATCTTGAACAGTATAAGATGTTCAGTGACGAAATTATTTGGCGTCCAGTTCAGTATAAGTATTTGTTTGGTTCTACTTCTGAATCAGCAGTGCAAGCACAATTTAAAGTGGTTACCATTCCAAATACTACAATGAGTGACGGCGAAATTCGCTCAAATATTATATCGGCGATCAACAATTATTTTGATGTAAATAAGTGGGAATTCGGAGAAACCTTTTATTTTACCGAATTGGCAGCTTACGTTCACATTCAACTAGCAACGGCGATTAGCTCGTTTGTTATTGTACCACTATCACCCAATGGTGTATTTGGTAATTTGTTTGAAGTACGCTGCAACAGCAACGAATTGTTTATTAGTACAGCACAGGTAAGTGATATTGTGATCATTACATCCAATACCTCTTCCAATCTACGGATTTCATAATGGCACAACGCAAGTTTATAAAGCAACTTCCAGTTATCAATCAAACGACAACCCTACAGAAGTTCTTTAATGCAACAATTGACCAGGTATTTCAACCAGGCGAATTGACTAATGTAAATGCTTATATCGGAAGAAAGCCATCCTACTATAATCCAACAACTGACTTCTACAAGCCTGAGTACGATACCGAACGCTCATTCTATCAATTAGAACCAGCAATGGTTAGTGATGATACCAATGGGAACGAACAAGATTTGTTGTTCTACATCGACTTGACAAATAAGCTGCGTTTTCAAGGTGCGTTGGTAAACAATCACAACCGTCTCTTTGAGACTGACTATTACTCATGGTGCCCACCAATCAACATTGACAAATTGGAAAACTATCGCAACTATTACTGGTTGCCAAATGGTCCTCCAATTATGACTATGACTATACCAGTTAACACTTATACTGGTGATGGTGCCAAGGTTGCATTCCCGGCACCAGCCGCTTTAGCTAATTCCATCGTTGATGTCAAAGTGGTTGTGGCTGGAATACCAAATACCAATTTTACCTATGCAAATGACATAGTCACTTTCACTACGGCTCCAAGTCTTGGTGCTGTCATTCAAATTTGGACAAACGGTAATTTCGTACAAAACATCAATGGTCAACAAACGTATGCCTATCCTGAGCCAGTAACTGCTTATGCCGTTGAAGATCAAACAATTTCTTCAATTAGTAACGGTAAGCTGATTATTAGAGATCAACAGTTTGTTTACCCAGAAATTACTTTGGATCCAGCACCAGCTTTACTTCGTGGAATGCGTGTAGAAGTCATCGATGACACTTGGAACCATAATTGGGACGTTGCCGCTTGGGACACCAATAGTTGGGATACTGGCTTGGCGTATGTGGTTGAAATGACCGAAGCTAATGACGTTATGGTCATTGACTTGCAATATCAATCTGGTAAGGTGATCGCTAAATCACAGCCGCAATACTGGACCATTGAGCGTGATGCGATAGACGAAAATCCTTGGAGTTTGTCCAATCATTGGTATAATACCAACTTGGTGATTTACAGTGCTCCCAACTACCTACCTGCAAACTCAACTCGCCCAATTATTGAATTCGACAACAATTTGAAGTTGTTTAATTACGGTGTTCGCCGTCAAGCCAATGTCGATGTGGTATACGACACAAGTACCTCAACTTGGGCTTTGTTTAATGCGACAACCGAAAACAAGACTTCCGGCAATGTGGTTGTTGGTTCAAGCGCTAATACCGTATCAATTGGAACTTATGCCCTAGTTGCTGGTCAACGAGTATTGGTTTTGAATTCAACTGATACTTCTATTGCAAACAAAATCTATGTGGTTGGTGTAGATGCGAATAACAACATCACGCTAACTGCTGATGTTGCTGCTACATTATATGATATGGTCGCGGTTGTTGATCTGTCTTACGTTGAACCAAATCCTGATATTCCTATTGAATATTTCTTTAACGGTACTACTTGGGCAAAAGCACAAGAATACAGCAATGCTGCCCCGTTGTTTGACCTATTCGATAACAATGGTGTGAGCTTTGGTAATAGCAGTTCATACTTGAATTCGAGCTTTGCTGGATCTCAGATTTTTTCCTACTCTATAGATACAACTGGAACTAATGCAGTTGACTCAGTATTGAATATTGCACCAGTATTCAATACGTATGGATCGTTTGAATTCACCAATAATCTCAATACTGATGTCATCACGTCAACTGCTGGAACTTATACAGGGTTGAAGTATTTTACCAACATGACACTTGACAGTAACAATAACGTTGTTGTCAATTATGAAACCAACTGGCGCTATGCTGGTCAAACCACGCAAGCTATTGATTCAACTACTGGGTTCTATGAAATCCCACAAAACTTGCAGGCTAATCCAAATAACGACGATATCACAACTATTTCGCGTAATGATTGGTTCCCGCAATTCCAACAGATCCTGGCTGCTAATAACTGGTTGTACCCAAGCCAGTCCCGCGTACTGACTACTGGTACTAATATTGTTCAAAATCGTGGTACATTGTTGAAATCAATGTTGCTTGGGGCTAATACCAATCTAGATGTTATGAAAACATTCTTGTACGTGTCGCGTGAATACGCCCGCTATCGTGCAAAGCTTGTTCAGTATCTCACTACGATGTACACGTCTGGCACTATTTCAACTGTTGCTGCCTCATTGGCAACAGCATTGAACTATTTGAAAATCACTAAGACTTCGTCATTCTCGTTCTTTAACAACGGTATGGGTGGTGCAAACTACTTCATTCCTGCATCCGGTGCATATCTGGGTATCACACCATTGTGGACTCCTGAATATCTCCTACAAGTTAGCGGCGCAAACACATACTTGCTGTTGCGTGGTCACGATGGTAGTATTTTGCCAGGCTTCACCGTAGTGGCATCTACTAATGTTCAAATCACTGCGACTGGATTGTTGGTTGACGGGGTTGCCACTAGTATTGACGTGCGTGATCAAATTATGTTTGCCTACGAACAGCAGCTTTACAGTGCTTGTGATTCATCGTTGCAAAATACACGACGTCCACAGTTTGACGTCATGGCACATACTCCTGGTAAGTTCCGTACAACTGACTATTCAGTTACTGAATACACTCAAGTTGCTACGCCGATATTTGAAAGATGGGCTGCTCAAGGTCAAAAAGACTTCCGCACTAATAAGAATTTTGATGAAAACAATGTATGGACTTGGAACTTTAGTTCAGTACTTGATATTGATGGTCAAGCAATTCCAGGACACTGGCGTGGCATCTATCGTTATTACTTCGATACAGTTCGCCCAGATACGCATCCTTGGGAAATGCTTGGATTCACTACCAAACCCGCTACTTGGGATGCTAACTATAGCTGGACGATTCCAGCTCAACGAGACGCACTGGTAGCCGCTATTACAGCTGGTAACGTAGGAACACCGTCTGCTCCAGTGTTGGATCCCACATTTGCTCGAGCAAACTTCAGCAAGTACATTCCAGTTGATGCCAATGGTGTTCTGTTGGATCCTATTGCTGCCGGTATCGTGGTGAACCTTGGTAATGAAGAATTGTTCGCAAATAACTGGGTATTTGGTGACTGTGCTCCAGTTGAATACACTTGGTTGACTAGCGAATATACAAGTTTCATCCTATCAGAGATGGGATACTTGCTGAAACCAGTTCGATTCGTAGAAACCAATTGGGAACCACTTGACAACATTACCGTATTTCCAACGCAATCAGATCAAATAATTAGTAAGTCACTCGGCCGTCGTAAACACTTCACTGAATACACAGTTCACAACGAAGTTGTGAACAAAGCATCCTTGAAGGTAATTGGTCTGCAACAGTGGATATCCGATTACGTTACTTCGCAGGGTCAAGATATCACTACTACCTTTGGTGATCACGTTCGAGGACTTGGCGTACAATTGGGCTATAAGGTTGGGGCATTCACTGACTCAAAGACTATGATTGCAAGTACTGAAAGTCAAGGGGTATTGCCTAGTGAAAACGTTAATGTCGTATTGTATAATTCACCAAGTATTAGTGAAGAATTCTACAGTGGCGTAATTGTAAAGTGGACTGGTAATGGCTGGTCGGTTCTAGGATATGACGTACTGAATCCAGTATTCAATATCTTGCCACCTAACACAACTGGTCCAAAGGTCACGATTGCTCTTGGTTCAATGCCAACACCGTCCAATCCTTGGAGACCAAATACATACTATCAAACTGGTGTATTGATTGCCTACGAAAATGCGGTATACCAATGCTTGAAAACTCACACAAGTGGTTCTGCTTTTGAACAACAATACTGGAGTTTGCAAGCCGGCTTGTCTACTGCTATTCCACCATCTTTACTGTTTTACACCAAAGCACAAGTAAATGCAACGGTGCAAACTGTTCCTTACGGTACTGTGTTTTATAAACCACAAGATGTGGCAAACTTCTTGGCTGGTTATGAACTGTATCTGCAAAGTGCTGGTTGGGTATTTGATAGCTTCAATTCAGATAATAATGCCAATAACGATTTCCGTGTAGCTGTTCGTCAATTCTTAAACTGGGCACAAGTGTCATGGGCTCCAGGCACATTCATCAGCCTTAGCCCATTGGCTGATGGTGTGAAATTTAAGACCGCACATGGTGCTATTCAACCAATTGAACAGATCATTAATGGTGTGTATTCAATCTTGGATAAAACTGGTGCCGCTGTAGATATTAAAGCAACTAAGGTCAATCGTCTAAACGGTGAAATCACAGTATCAGCAACCAATTCTGGTATTTACGGGTTACGTTTGAGTATTGCTGAAGTTGAGCATTGTTTGATCTTTGATAACATTACGAAATTCAATGATGTGATCTACGAACCATTGTTCAACTTGCGTCAAAATCGAATCAGAATGAACTTCAACATCAGTACATCTTGGACTGGTACGTTGAACGCTCCTGGTTTCTTGATCACTGACAACTTGATGACTCCTAGTTTTGATAGAACAGTTGAAGACGTTCGCAACATGTACAGTATTGAGCAACCAGTTTACTCAGTAATGCGTGACTATGCACGTCATCAAATTGGTTACCAATCACAGTCGTTCTTGGATAATATCTTTGATAGTGAACTAAATCAGTTTGAATTCTATCAAGGTATGATTCAACAAAAGGGAACGCCTGGCGCTCTTGACAAATTGTTGCGTAATACCGTGTTGACTGCTTCTACTAATTTGGAATTCCTTGAAGAATGGGCATTCCGTGTTAGTAACTATGGTAGCGTTATGCAAGAAAACGTATTCGAATTCTTGTTGACTAGCGATGATATCAGACAAGAACCACAACGTATCGATGTGGTGGATGTCACTGACGAAACACTAGATGCGTCCGCATTAACTGCGTTGCAGAATGTTGACAGTTTGACTATGACTTTGTATTCCAATGACAATAACAACGACAGTCGTTGGGTCATGCCACCAGGAAATACTGCGTCAGGAGAACCAATTGTCGCATTGTTCCCTGAGAAGTCAGATTACCGCATACACGACAATGATCTACCAACAGCAGGTTATGTTAGAACTACCGAAGTTGAAGTCACTGCTAGTTCTTTTGATTCACTGAACACTAGAATTCAGGCTGGTACGGTTACGATTGAAGATACATCACGTGTCTGGGTATACGACAAGGGTGACCATCTAGTATCGAAGACTTATGTAGACAATACTGGGACTCTGCAAACAACAAACGTTACTATTTCATGTAATGACTGGGACGTATTGCGTGCCATGCCAGCATCAACCGAAACACTGCCTAATACAATAGTTCAAATCGTTGGTGGTTCTGTTGGCTTGGATATTACATTGTTCTATCCAACCAATATCGTAGCTGGTGAATACATTTATTTGGCATCGCCTGTAGGAACAGACCCAGATATTGCTGGAGTTTATCGAGCTATTGCCGTAAATGGCGATGTGGTAACTATCGAAGCGGCAGTAAACGTATCAGTTGCTTATGTTCCAACTACTGATACTAACGGAAACCTAGTTGCAAATACTGGTGCTCCGATCGTATTGCGTTTGGTGTCATTACGCTTCTACGAAAACAATAGTTCAACCTTTGCAACCGTATTTGGTGTTAATCCATCATATGCTTACTTGGGTTCCATTCCAGTCTTTACCAATACTGACATATATCAATCAGTATTGCCTACTGCCGGTGGTTCATTGCCTAAGGAATTGACTGCATACTGGTCATTATTGAATGACGGTGAATTGGTATACGTTGACTTGGGCTTCTTGAAATCAACACAAAACCAATATCCCGCTCATGCAAAACGTTGGATTGTATGTGAATGGAGTGCGAGTGAACAACAGTTCAACGTGTTCAGAACACAAGCTCCACGCATTTATAGAGATCGCATCGATTCTATAGCGCTATATGATAGCGTTACTGCTTTGGACAATACCAGTAATTTGATGCAGGCAAATCCATTGCTGTATCAGGACATTGTATCTTTTGATCCAGTTCAAAGTTTGATTCCTGGTGCCGCAATGCGCGAAGTGGCATACAAGCAAGAGTACGATCCAGCTCGATACAATCAAGGTGCAGAAACAGCATTAGGTCTGGAATGGGATGCGTCTCAAGTTGGTCGTATTTGGTGGAACTTGCGTACTTGCCGTTTCTTATTGTCTGAAACCAATGACCTAAGCAAAGCTGGTGATGACTACGCAACGGAAATGCAATACCGCCAAGCAAACTGGGGTTCAGTAGCGCCTGATTGTGCTGTTGAATTATACGAATGGACAGAAAGTGATATTTCACCAGTAGACTGGCATACCAACTTTGTTGCAGGATCAGATCCAACCACTTATGATGGGGACATTTACAATGCTACCACTCCATCATGGGTTGAAAGCCAAGTCTACGATAACGACTCAGGTACGTTCGTAACCAAATATTATTTTTGGGTAAAGAATCGCCAGACAACACCAGCAGTTGCATTCCGTACCATTAGTGCAGCCAGTGCGGCCGCAATCATCGTTGACCCGGCTAGCAATGGTATTTCATGGATTGCTCCAATTGCCGCTAATTCGCTTATTGTGAAAGCAGTTAGCCAATACTTGACACCAACAAGCGCGATTCAAATTCGTGTTAGAAAAAATGATGCCAAGGTTGGCAAGCATTCAGAATGGCAATTGCTACGTCCAAATGATCCATTGAGCTTACCTTCAGCCGAGTTGTTTACCAGTATGGTAACTTCCATGGTAGCTCGAGATCCATTGGGTAATCCAGTGCCAAATCCAAAGCTGTATGCAACAGCTCAGGTTGGCGATAGCTTGCGTGATGGTCAGAGTTGGTTTATAAATTCAACAAACGCTAGAAAGCATATTGTTCAGTATTTGAACAATTATTTCGCTAGTTTGTTGTTAAGTGATGAACGCCCATATGCATTGACTGCATTGACTGCTGTTGAACATAATCAACAATATTTGCAATGGACTCAGACGCTTGGTTCCGCTTATATCGAGCCAATTCCTAATGAATATCAAGGTCAAATTCGCTATGGTACTTTGCAAGAATTGGCAAATGCCAATGTTCCTTCTGGTGTGGTTGCCAATTTTGGTACCGATACTCCTTTCTGGTCTGTTATGCAGACTACGAAGGATTCCAACAATCCGTTTGCAGTGTCAACTCGTTGGGACCAACAAGTCTCGTCATTAACCGCTCTTAGCGCATTGACCGGCTTGACTGTAGGTACCCGCATCTTGGTTACGGCCAATGCATCAACGGCAAACTTCTGGACCGTATGGGAATGGAATGGCACAACATTTGTAATAGCTGAAACCCAACGTTACGATACAAGTAGCATTTTCACGGTTGTTGACTGGTACGCTACTGGATATGATTCCACTATGGTACCTAGTTTGGTATTCAACTCACAAACAGACCGCGACCTTGCCCTTGGTGCTAATCCAACTGTTGGCTATGTTCTAGTTAATAACGATGGTCAAGGTCGTTGGATGTGGCAGTCATTCAGTAACGGAGTTTGGACCGTTGTGGCAAAAGAGAATGGTACTATTCAGCTCAATCCTAATGTCTATGGAAATACAGGTCCAGTACTTGACATCACTGGTACTACTATAGGAGCATTTGACCCAATAGCATTTGCTTCAATGGTAAACAACCGTGATATGGGTTTGGAATTGAACTTTTTCATAAACGCGTTAAGAGATTCAGTGATGACCGCGTTGGAATTGAACAATTTGTTCTTTAGCACCGTCAAATATGCTCACACTGAACAAGACTTTATTGACTGGTGTTTCAAGACATCATTCATGTATATTCAAGGGTTTAACGCAAACTTGATTGCTAGTCCAATTGCTAGCATTGACTACACTAGCGACTTATTGGCCTACATTGATGAAGTAAAACCATATCACGTAAAGATCCGAGATTTCATTAGTAAGTATGGTATTTCTGACACTGCTCAGGTGCACGCTACTGACTTTGATAAGCCAGTGTATTTTGATGCATCATTGCCTGGATATCGAGTCTTAAATCCTAATGTACCAGCAGACATCGTCATATTGCAAACTGGTAATTATGCTGATTGGTATAACAATTGGCAAGCTGGTAACAATCAAGTCCGTAAAATCAATGTCACATTGACATTTGATCGAGTATCTGATGATAGTATCCAAACTAATGGTTTGGCTATGGATCGTTTGAAAGAATATTGGTCTGGAGATGTTACATCCAAACCAGCTCTGTCGAAGATCATGAAGGGTATTTTGTTCAATGCTGCGACTTTGAGTGGTGGTAATTATGCAAGCCCACCGTTTGATGTGCATGCGTTGACATTTGCTCCTGATGTAAATGGTAATTTCCTGATTACGAATGCACCAAGTTTCGTGTACTTTGCACAGAAATTTGATGCCGGTTCATACCGTTTGCCTTCCGACTGGGATAACATTCCATATGGTGGTGGCTCTACTGCGGTCGATACTGCTTGGGATAATCCAAACGATGCTTTGGATACCGGTAGTGACGTGTGGGACTCATTAACCATGACCACTTGGGACAATTACCTTAATGCTGATTGGAATCAATTAAACAACACTGGTTCACAAGTTGGAATTTGGGATGCATTCTTGTTCCAATTCAATGCAACGACGCCAGAATTTGATTATACCTCTGGTCACAGAATTGAAATTTTCCGTAATGGCAGTCGTTTGTCATTGTTGAATCAAGATTACATTATTATTCAAGATAGCAATGTGGCTAATCTGTGGAAAATTTATATCTCCATGGATGTAATGGCTGCTGGTGACACGGTTATTATCATGCTAGTTGCTGCTGATACACCACAAGCAATTTTGAATGGTGGTGCTTTGACTACTGCTGATTCGGCTTATGAAGCAATAATCAATGGCAGTACATTGGCAGATCC